GATGACTTTGATGTAACTAAAGATTATGAATATACTAGAGGTAATTTGTATTCAATTATAGAGAAGGGACAAGAAGCACTAAACAGTGCTTTAGAATTAGCTATTGATGGTGGTCAACCTAGAGCATATGAAGTTGTTGGACAGTTAATTAAAAATGTTGCAGATGCAACTGATAAGTTATTAGACCTTCAAAAGAAATTAAAAGATCTTGATGATAATAATTCTAAAAGAGGGAGCACAACTAATGTTACCAATAATTCAGTATTTTTTGGTTCTACTGATGAGTTATCTAAATTTCTAAAGAAACAAAAGGGAAATGATCTTCCAGATAAATAGAAAAAAGGTTTGTCCAAAAAGATGACGAGTTTTAATATTAATAAAGCAACCCATAAAGATGCACAAAAACAAGAAAAAATTAGGAGTATGACAAAATCTCCTAATGAAAATGAAGCAAAGGTTGCTGCAAAAAAATTAAGACCTTCAGCAGCGGTGTCTTTACCATTAAAAAATGAATATCAACCATCTTTAGCAGAGTTAGTTCTTGGTGAAGAGATGTGTGGTAAGGGTCACTATTGGTGCAATACAGATAAACAATGTAAAAAAATTCCATCAGGATTTAAGATTGATGGACAACCAACTGGAACTAAAAGAACTGAAGTAGGAATTGGTAAACCAGTCGCAGAAGAGAAAGAATGCAATCATTCTAAAAAAGGAAAAAATTGTCCAATTCATGGGAATGATGATTGTACAGTAAAGGAAGAAAGAGATCCTAAAGGACCAGTTAAAAAATATAAATCTCCAAAAGAAATTGCTGCAAAGCATAATGTATCAGTTGAAGAAATTAAAAAGCAACTTGAGATGGGTATTAAGGTAGAAGGAGAACATACTTCAAATAAAACTGCAGCAAGGATTACTGCACTTCAGCATTTAGATGAAGTTCCAGATTATTATACAAAATTAAAAAAAGTTGAATCAAAATCTACAACTTCAGAAAGTGTGACAATAGAAGATATGTTTGGCAATAAATTTGTAGAATTTATTGATCTAATTACACCACAAGATGTAATAGATGAGAAAAAAGGATTGTGGGATAACATTCATGATCGTAGAGAAAAAGGACTACCTCGCAAAAAACCAGGACAAAAAGGTTATCCAAAAACATTGAATGTTGAAAACCATGTCGATATTGCTATGGGTAAAGAACTGGATGATGAAGGTTCAATGATTCTAAATCAATTAGAACAAATTGAAATGCATTGTAAGCGTTTGAGGGAAGAGATTAAAAATCCAAAAATGCAAGTGCCTGCTTGGGTACAATCAAAAATTACTCTTGCTACAGACTACATGGATTCTGCAGCAAATTATATGGCAGGTAAAAATGAAGAATATGAAATTGACGAAGCAAAAATTCCTGTGACTCGTCAAGCAGGTGAATTTAGATATTCAGGAAAGACTGGTGAAGAGAAAGCAGAAAGAAGAGCAAAAGTTTTAAGTAATTCACCAGATCCCAAAAAGCGCAGACAAGCAAATACAATTCGTAGCAAAATTAAAACAGTTGCGGATCGTGATACTGCCAGAGCAAGTTCTGATGCAAGACAAAAACTTTATCGTGGACAACAAAGAAGAGCAAATGATCTTGCTCGACAATTAATGAATAAGGAAGAGCATGAAATTGGAGAAGCAGTAAGACTTCCTGCAGAATTTGGTAATTTAATTGCAGCAATTGTAATGTGGAGAGGAAGAACACAACAACTTACAATGTTCTTCCCTCAGGCAAAAATGCCATCTAAAAAAGATGTTCAAAGGGAAGTTGAAAAGATTTATCCTGGTGGAAAAGTAATTACCTTTGGTATTACTGATATTGCAAGCAACTATTCTGCAATTGATGCTCCAATCGTTAGAGTTGGTTATCATGGAGGAAATCTTGGTAAACCAGGACCAAATAAAAATTATGTAAAGCCAATGGGCGAAGAATTCGAGGTTGATGAAGATTGGCAAAAAGTTAATCGTCAAGATAAAACCGATGGATTGAGCAAAAAAGCAGTAAATGCATATCGTCGTGAAAATCCAGGTTCAAAGTTACAAACTGCAGTAACTGAAAAAAATCCAGAAGGAAAAAGAGCAAAACGTCGTTCAAATTTTTGTAGTCGCATGAAAGGCATGAAGTCAAAATTGACTTCTGCAGAAACTTCTAGAGATCCAGATTCTAGAATCAACAAAGCACTTCGTCGTTGGAATTGTAACTAAAAAATTAAAAGGTTTATATTATGGCAGTTGATCATTATCTTGGCAATCCACTATTAAAAAAAGCAAATACTTCTCAGGGATTTACTGAAGAGCAGGTTATTGAATTTGCTAAGTGTATTGATGACCCAGTTTATTTTGCAAGAAATTATATTAATATTGTTACTTTGGACCATGGATTACAAACATTTAATCCATATCCATTCCAAGAAACAATGTTGGACCGATTTCACAATAATCGATTCAATATTTGTAAACTTCCTAGACAGTCTGGTAAATCAACAATTGTTGTTTCTTATCTTCTACATTATGCTATTTTTAATGATAATGTAAATATTGCAATTCTTGCTAACAAAGCATCTACTGCAAAAGACTTGCTAGATAGACTACAGACTGCATATGAAAATTTACCTCGTTGGTTACAACAAGGTGTTTTGACATGGAACAAGGCATCTCTTGAACTAGAAAACGGATCTAAAATTATTGCAGCATCAACATCCGCATCTGCAGTTCGAGGTGGATCTTATAATATTATTTTCCTTGACGAATTTGCGTTCGTTGCAAATCATATTGCTGATCAGTTTTTTAGCTCAGTTTATCCTACAATTTCGTCTGGTAAAAATACAAAGGTTATAATTGTTTCTACCCCACATGGTATGAATCATTTTTATAAACTTTGGCATGATGCAGAAAGGGGTAAAAATGAATATATTCCGACTGAGGTTCATTGGAGTGATGTTCCTGGGAGAGATGAAGTATGGAAGAAGCAAACTATTGCAAATACATCAGAGCAGCAATTCAGGGTTGAGTTTGAATGTGAATTCTTAGGATCTGTTGATACATTGATTAGTCCAAGTAAACTAAGAAATTTGGTTTACGAATCTCCAGCAATTAGTAACCAGGGACTTGATGTTTTTGAAGATTCTAAGGAAGAGCACAATTATGTCATAACCGTTGACGTTGCTAGAGGAGTTGGTAGTGATTATTCAGCGTTTACTGTTATTGATATAACACAATTCCCACATACTTTAGTAGCAAAGTATAGAGATAATGAAATAAAACCAATGATATTTCCCAGTATTATTCATGAGGTGGCTAAAAATTACAATGATGCTTACATATTATGTGAAGTAAATGATGTTGGAGATCAAGTTGCTAGTATTTTACAATATGATTTAGAGTACAACAACCTGCTTATGTGTTCAATGAGGGGTAGAGCAGGTCAAATTGTTGGGCAAGGTTTTTCTGGCAAAAAGACCCAACTTGGTGTCAAGATGTCAAAAACTGTTAAAAAAGTTGGATGTCTTAACCTTAAAACTTTAGTTGAAGAAAGTAAACTTTTATTTAAAGATTACGATATTATTAGTGAATTAACTACATTCATTCAAAAATCAAATTCCTTTGAAGCGGAAGATGGGTGTAATGATGATTTAGCAATGTGCCTAGTAATATATGCTTGGTTAGTTGTTCAGGATTATTTTAAAGAACTTACAGATCAAGATGTTAGGAAAAGATTGTATGAAGAGCAAAAAAATCAAATAGAACAAGATATGGCACCATTTGGATTTATTGTTGATGGTTTAGATTCAAATAGTTTTGTTGATGGTGATGGTGATAGATGGTTTACTGATGAATATGGGGATATGTCTTACATGTGGGAGTACAAATAATGGAGTTAGACAAGCAGATAAAACTAAGTCACTTATTGCTTGTAGATAGAAAATGCAGAGTATGTGGAGAAAATAAAAATTTAATTGATGGATTTTACAGAACTCGTAAAAAAAGGGGAACAGTTGCATCATCATATTCCTATGAATGTAAAGATTGCACGGTAAAAAGAATTGTAAATTCTAGAAAAAAACTAGTCAAAGTTGCTGAATGGGAATATCCTGACTGGTAATTAATGTTCACCCACAATTTCCCCCATGTAATTACCCATTTTCCTAAATATTTTCAGATAAACTGAGAATTTTACGGAGAATTATCCATGGCGACTCCTCAATTATCTCCTGGTGTACTGACTAGAGAGGTTGATTTAACCGTAGGAAGAGCTGACAACGTATTAGATAATATTGGAGGTATTGCAGGACCTTTTGAAATTGGTCCTGTAAACGAACCAATTACTGTT